TGTGAAAGCTGCAATAGGTAATCCTTTAGTTGCAGCCATAATATCTGAGACAGGATCAAGTTTCTGTGGCTGTTGTTTAGGTGGTAGTATCTCTTCAACATTTGGCATATTAGCTGAATTAAGAATAGTTCTATTTAAAGCTTCTAAGTTGAACATACCAGGAGGCGAGTTCTGGGCAAGTTGAAGTGCCATTTGAGCCATCATCATCCTATGTGCATTTGAAGGAATATTTGGGTCACTCACAGGTAAGACATCTACACGCCCATCAAAGTCTTTCCTAAATATCTGCTGATTAGCATTAGGAATCTCATATGGATATTTAGAAGGTAGGTACTCATAATCTATTGAGGCCAACACCCTAAACTCATCTTTCTGAGATTTGTGGAGTCTCTTGTGGACTGCACTAAAGAACTTACTTGATGCTTCAAGTAGAGCCATTGTAGTACCAACAGGACCATAAGAAGCATTATCCGAAATTACTTGTTCCGAACTATCAGCAAACTTTTGTCCTGTTGCCGCTACAAATGTGAGCATCTGGTAGAGAGTTGAGGAAGGCTCCTTATATGGCAAGGGAACAATAGCCTTTGAGAGATCAATACCAGTTGACTCAACTTCCTTAAATTCACCAGGAGCGATGGGATCATTGTCACCAACCACCCGTACACCCTTTGCTTTAAAACCTCCTGGTAAGTTCGCAAATTGACCCGCATCCACTAAAGCTCTCATAGCTGCCGTAGCAGTCATAGTAAGATTACCTAAGAAGTGCATTAGGCCAAACCCATAGAAACCGAACCCTGGAACGAATCTGTAATGTGTAAAATGTATTTTCTTTTCTCTATTCGGATCGTCTTGGTTAAAGTTTCTACGAATACTTAAAACTTTTTTAGATCTTTCTTCTACTGTTACAATGTATGGAAGTGCTACTCCATCGGGATCATTGTATGGTTCTGGTAGATCAAGGTAACAGTGTTGTTCTAGTAGTATGTATTGTGGATCATTATCACTAGATGGAGAGAATCCAAGAATGGTATTCATTTTCTCTTCCATTGCACTTTGCTCTGGAATGCCAGCTTGCGGTAAATCTACTTCACCATAGATACCAGCAGATGTATCCCTCTTAAGATCATTAGGACTGCGATAGATGACATGAGTGTACCTATCAGCCCTACGCAAATCACTAGCGTAATAAGAAACATAAAACTGATCAATCGGCACAAATTCTGAAACAGGACGTTTAAGATTTGCATCATAATAAATCTTTTTAAAAGCTGATCCTATTAATGGCAAATGAAACAGCATACGTTCAAACTCATCGAAGTATTCTGTCATCTGTTCTGTTAATTGATAATTCATGAAGTCTTTAACACGATTAGCTTGCATCTCCTTTTCAGGAGTTTGCTTACCTATAATCTGTGTCTTGACGGGTCCAGCAGCAGGAAATAATTCCTGTGAGGCTTTGGACTGGAATTTAACGGCAGACTCAATCAGTAGTGGATGGACAGCCGTACACGCCCCCTCAAATGGTTCAGTTGCATCCTGAAGTTTCAAACCAAGTAAGTCGAAACCTCTTTCAAACATATCCTCCCAATCACTACGGGATTCCTTATCACTTTGATAATTATCATATACTTGAGTAGCAATATCATCTAGGTCATCTTCGTCTATCTCTCCACAGAGATCATCGTACCATTCTCCTAGACCAATACCTTCTTCTGAATCTGAAAGTACTTCTTCAGATCCAAAGTCAACAGTAACACCACCATCGGGTTCTACCTCAAAAGATGTTTCGCTTTCTTCTGCTACTTCCATATTCATAGGAACAACATTAGATTTAGTTGTATCGTATGGATTCTTTTCAACGGCCATATATTATCCTCCACTCTATCTTATATATTATACACTTAAAAGTTCCAGTACGCAACTCTTTTTTTATGTCTAGGCTCATCTTCCCATTCAGGATCATCAGGATGTAGCAGATTCCATGAATCCTTCATGTAGTGAACAGCCATTGTCATAGCATCTACCTGATCGTCATGTGCAGCATTAGGGAAAGTAATTAACTCATCCACTAGTTCTTCAGCCCACTTCCTACCTTTAGGGAACCAGACACGCCCAGCCTCCATAGAGGGAGTAGCAGCATAGACCCTGGATACCTTATCTCTGTCTGGTGTGTAGTCCAGTACAGGTAACCCACCCCTACGCATATCCTGTATTAAAGACTGACCACTAGCTTTCTTTTCAATAATACAAACATCAGGTTTATGTTCGTCATAAGACATCTGAGCCATACGTCTTAGTTCAGGATACTCATACCTACCACGTAGATTACCCAGTAAGATTAGTTGAGCCTCATTTGTTTCTCTTCCAGTATGGGATTGTTCCGGTGCGTAGAAGATCCCCCATGTCTGAATAACACTATAGTCAGCCGTAGTCTTAGTTGAGAAGGCTGTATCATATGTTTGAATAATAAATTCACAGGATGGTGGATCATCATAGGGCCACCACTCAATCCACTTCTTTTTAATTAAGCCACCCTCTTCTGGTGTGGGGTTCTGCATATAGAGAGACTCCCAGTACTTAGTACCGTTAGTGGCTTTGATTTCTTCCTCGTCTATTTTTAGGATCTCTTTAGGTTTCCATTCAGGGAAGTAGGAAGATCCAATAGGCAGGTCTAGTAAATCAGAAGTTTCTTCATCCACCCATGCAGGGATCTTAATGACTTCCCAAGGAATAGTACCATAGTCATGCATCTCCTGTTCCTGTTTAAGTAACCAACCACACAGATCATCGTGGTGATATCTGGTATTAATAATAACAATGGAACCATTAGGCATGATACGGGTACGTAGACCAGAGGGCCACCACTCCTTTACATAACGTCTACCTGCCGCACTGAAGGAGTCTTCTTCAGACATCACATCGTCTAGTATAGCTATGTGAGCACCACGACCAGCTATCTGTGATCTTACGCCAGCAGCATAGTATGATCCCTTCTGATTAGTCTGCCACTTACCAGCAGCACGTACATCCTGTCGTAGCTTAACATTAGTAAATATCTCTTGGAATGTCTCACTGTTAACTATATCTCTTACAGACCTACCAAAGTCTGAGGATAACTGATCACTATGTGATACCGTCAGTATCTCATGGTTAGGGTTTTGTCCTATGTACCATGCAGGAAATAACTTTGAACAGATAACAGACTTGGAACTACGTGGTGGTAGGAAGACCATCAGCCTCTTTAGATCCCCATCCTGTATCTGCTGTAGCTTTTCAGAGATAACCTTTATATGTTTACCCATCTCCCAGTCAGATACTAAGGTAGGAGCTATTAAACGAACAAAGGATAGAAAGTTAGTATGAGCCTTAGTCTGTTGATAAGTATTCAGGGACTGTCGTAAGGATAATAAACTTGCTATCTGTTCATAATCAATTGATATGTTTTCTTCTGTATTCATTCTCTGTATGATCCTCTAAAAATAAATCCCTGAGTTCGCTTAGTGTACTTATCATGTGGGTAACATAGTCTCTAATCATATGCCCTCTATGTCCACGCTTAAGGGCTGCTGGAGATACTGCAATAGCTGTAGTCATCTCTTCCATAATATTAGATAGAACCTTACAACAGGATAAAGAATCTAGAGCTATAAAATTATTCTTTAGTGTTCCCTCTTCTAGATCCATCATTTTCTCTATCTCTCTTAAAGAACTATTATTATTCTCATCCATATCTACCTCCTCACTATTTTTTATATTATACACTATCATAACATATTTTACTGGGGTTGCCAAGTAGAAAAAAGTATGCTATAATGTCTATGTAGTCCGGGGGGTAAATAGTATATCTATCTACCCCCTTTTATATATCTTAGTATTACGGATCTAAAAAGTTATCATGATGAACCCCTCATTATTTGGTCTATATATGTCACCCCCTGTTTATATATATACACACGCACACGTTTTTGCGCCCCCCCGTACACGCATAGCGAGGCAAAGTCTATGATTTCTCTAGTATCTCTTTAGAGTATCTAAGTAGTGAGTTCTTACGAACTACCTAGATACTCTAGAGATACAGAGAGATTCTAGTTAGGGCTGGCTCTGGAGGTCTACATAGCCTACAAAGCTCATAGAGCTTGGGCCATGTAGTCACCTCTGGTGGCACTTCGACAGACTACTTAGCTCTGCTAAGTAACTGAGATCTTTGACTAATGTCATAGATCAAGACAAAGCCTCTCGGCAACGGATTTGATGAGATCCACTGCCATCACCAAGGGTGATGATGAGAGGTTGCGATGAACCTTTAAGAACTCTTAGCTCTAAGGAAGTTCTTACTGAACTTAGAGCTTAGAGTTCTATTTAGATCCACACATATGAAGGAGGCCGATATGGCTGTTAAATTTCAGAGTTTTGACGTAAAATCCGGGAAGTGGACTTCTCACCAAAGCAAAGGCGATACGGCTAAGAAAGCCGCTGAAGCTGGTCGTCCAGTTCGTGTTCTGCATCCCAACGGTAGTTGGAAGGTCATCAAGAACGAAGAGGCTTTGCCTGATACGATGGCAAATCGCTTCGTTGCCGCCTAAGACTTTGTCTTTGTGGGGCAGATAGCTTCGGTTGTCTGCTTCACACAAGGACATAGTTCTTGACTAATGCCAAGGTTAAGGGTTAGGTTTGGCTGATACATACCCTGAAAACGCCATGTATCAGTTCACTTTGACAAAGGAGACTATGCTATGGCTATGAAGTGCTGGATGGGTTCAGAAATGACCGTTACCGCTAAAGCAGCTCATGAAATGGACAAGCTAGAGGCTTGTCATTGTGAAAACTTCTTCCATCACTTGGAAGAACTTCAAGAATCTTTGCTTGAAGCTATCAAAGTTGGTCGGTTTACCTACGGTAAGCAGGTTAATCGGCAAATGCTTCTAGCAGAGCTAGAGGGTCTCTTGGATAGTGCCATATTAGACTATGGCAAAGAGATCTAGGGCGAACTTTAAAGAACTCTTAGCTCTAAGTGAAGTTCTTACGAACTTAGAGCTTAGAGTTCTATTAGATTCACATGTGAGGAGAGAGCCGAATGGCAGTTGAAG